CACCAAGGTTGTGGTTTTTGGAGAATGCACTGGCCTGAAACGTTAATTAATGGCCAGCAACTTGGAATTATTAACAATAATAATTTCATGATATTGCAAGAGAACTTTTATAGTGGTATCAAAAGTGTGCGTATTCAGAGGCAAGTTACCCCTACTCAGCTGCAGTTTGTAAAGTTTTTAAGAGAGCTTTCTGATAAAACTAACAAGTTTAAAATTTATTACGAAATTGATGATGTTATCTTTCCAGAAGATATCCCTGTATATAATAAAGCCCGGGAAGCGTTCGTAGACCCTACTATTGGGGCTACTGCTATTGAAATAATGAAGCTTTGCGACATGATTACCACCCCAACACCGTACATGTCTAATTATTATCAAAAGAGAAGTGGTACACCTGCAATAGTAGTACCTAACTATATGCCCAAGTTTTGGATGGATAGATTTTACACGAAATCTAAAGTAGTTGAAAATTTTGATAAAAATAGAAAACGGCCACGGGTGGGTTACGTCGGAAGCCCAACCCATTTTAACATTGCAAAACTACCTGGAGTACAGGATGATTTTAAAGGTATTGCAGAAGTTATTATAAAAACAGTAAAGAACTTTAAGTGGGTACTTATGGGAGGTATCCCGCAAGAGCTTGAACATTATGTGCGTAGCGGAGAGATTGAGTATCAACCTTGGGCACGAATTTTTGATTATCCTGCGGTTTATGATAGTTTAAATCTTAATGTAGCTATTGCACCTATTCAAAATAACCCGTTTAACTTGGCAAAAGCTAATATCAAGTATATTGAAGCAGGTGCCTTAGGAATACCTTGTGTATGTCAAGATCTTGAGCCATACAAAATTGCTCCGCTTCGCTTTAATACAGCTGATGAAATGATCGAAAAAATTAAAAAACTTACATCTGATAGAAAGACATACCTTACAGAATCGGACAACGCCCGTAAAGTTGCAAGTAAGTATTGGCTAGAAGATCATATCGATGAGTTTGTAAAGTTATATTTTACTTGATCTTTATGTAAGGCCATACGACAATATGGCTTATGTATCGTAACGTTTATTACAGCTCTCGTGACGGGTTGATTCATCTTTTTACTTGGAATGATAAAGGAGAACGAGTTATTAAGAAGATGGCGTTTCAACCGTATTTTTACGTTGAGACGAATTCTGATAACGTAGATGCTGTATCTATCTTTAATACTAAATTAAAGAAGAAAGTATTTCGTAATAGCTTTGAACGTAATAAGGCTGCCCAAGACGGTGCTATCAAGCGACTCTATCATAACATTCAAGTCGAGCAGCAATTTCTAATAGATCAATTTAGCGAGCAGTATGATAAACCTGAATTTACTGCTAACCCTATTAAGGTGTGTTTTCTAGATATCGAAGTATTTAGCCCTGATGAATTCCCGGAGGCTAAAGACGCTAAGCACCCTATTAATCTAATTACCATTTACGATAATTTGTCAAAAACATTTTACACGTGGGGTACTAAGCCCTATACATCTAAGCGTGAAAATGTAGTATACACAGAATGTAGTAGTGAGGTTGATCTTCTTGAAAAATTTTTAGAGTTTTGGGAAAACGGTTACTACCCTGATATCCTTTCAGGGTGGAACACGGACTTCTTCGATTTTCCGTATTTAATTAATCGCATTACTAATTTACTAGGCGAAGACGCAGCAAAGCGTTTATCCCCTCTTAAAAGTCTGTGGTGCCGTAAAGGTATCTTCGTAAAAGGGCAAGAACTTGATCGTTGGTATATCCACGGTCTTGCCGCTATGGACTATCTTGAAGTTTATAAGGGTTTTGCTCGTGGGTTGCTCGAATCTTACGCCCTTAATTTTGTTGCTCAGCATGAACTCGGAGAAGGTAAACTAGCTATCAACGCAACCAATTTAGCTACTCTATCAGAGTCAGACTGGAATAACTTTGTTGATTACAACATTCAAGACGTTGATCTGTTGGTGCGCATGGAGAATAAACTTCAGTTTTTTAAGATTATACGCATGCTTGCGTATAAAGGATTAACTAACTTTGAAAGTGCACTCGGTAAGGTTTCTATTGTAACAGGCTGTGTTGCTTTAGAAGCTCGTAAACATGGTATGGTTATCCCGACCTTTGTAGAAGGGCCTACTAGAGAGGCTATTGAAGGCGGATATGTAAGAGACCCGGAACGAGGGCTCAAGACTGCAGTGGTTAGCTATGACGCTAATTCACTATACCCTAATACTATCATTACTCTTAATATTTCCCCTGAAACTAAAGTGGGTAAGATTATTAGTAAAGATGATGAAAATACCAACATACTCTTAACCAGCGGTAAAGAATATAAATTACCTAATGCTAAGTTTGAACAATTTATATCTTTGGAAAAACTAGCTATTTCTAAAGCAAATGTGCTCTATACACAGAAAAAGAAAGGAGTGGTGCCCTCTCTCATTGACGGGCTTTATGCAGAACGTGTTGCAAATAAGAATCAGTACGTAGAGTATAAGAAGAAATTGAGTAAGTTAACTCCGGATACAGATGACTATAAAACGTGCAAGACCTCTATGGAAAGGGCGGATACTATCCAGTACGTTATCAAAATTTTGCTTAACTCTATTTATGGTGTTTTTGCTAACAAGTTTTCTCCTATTTGCGATAGTGATCACGCTGGGAGTATTACTCTCACGGGGCAGTCAGTGGTTAAGCAAGCAAGCGTTATCCTTGACGAGTACGCTAGATTACGACACAGTATTGGGACTTCTCTTACTATTTACGGCGATACTGACAGCACTCATATCACTATACAGCCTATACTAGATAAACTAAAACTTAAGATATTTCACAATAATAAAGTTACTTCTGAAGGTCTAGAACTTATTGATAAAGATATGGGAACATATCTTAATGATGAGATTAAAAAGTGGTCTGCATCTGAGTTTAAATCAGTGGATCCTCGTTATTTCTTTAAAAGAGAATCAATCTGCGATGTAGGTGTATACCTAGAAAAGAAACGTTATATTATTCACGTTCTTAATGATGAAGGAGCTGATGTAAACAAGTTTAAATACGTGGGAGTCGAAATTGCTCGTTCTACCACACCTAAAAAAGCTAAAGAGCTTATTAAGAAAGTAATTGAAACGTCCTTAGTAATGCAGGAGCAGAATAATGCTAATACCCTTTATAAGCAAACTTACGAAAGCTTTAAAAAACTACAAATAGATGATATAGCTATTAGAGGCGGGTTGAGTGACTTAGAAAAGTATGAGAGTAAATGCGAGTATCCGTTTAAAATCGCTAAAGGTACACCCAATCATGTAAAAGGTGCCATTTACTTTAATCATCTACTAAGAAAGATGGGTTTAGATACAAAATACGAAAAAATTACGTCTGGAGGTAAAGTTAAAAAGATATACGTGGCGCCTAACCGCTATCAAATTGATACTCTTTGTTATACAGGTACTTACCCAGTAGAATTTACTGAGTTTCAGGTAGATTATATCGAAATGTTTGATACACTTATTAAACCGCCTATCTTAGCTGTTTATGAGGCTATTGGTTGGCGCTTACCTGATGTAATTAATGAATCTGAAACCGACCTTTTCTCCTTATTCTCATGATTAAAATCTCACACGAATCTCCACTTAGTATGCTCGAGATTTCTCGTACATACAATGACTACGATTACGCCTTGGTACACCTCTTTGAGACTCACCCTGAGTATTATCGTTTTTTTGAAGAAAGCTTGAAACAGGGTCGGCACGTCTTACTTGATAACTCTATTTTTGAGTTAGGCGTCGCATTTGATACTAACAAGTATGTTGAGTGGATTAATAAACTAGAACCTACTGAGTATATTATTCCAGATGCTCTTGAAGATACGTATAAAACTATACGTCAAGCTGAGCAATGGATGAAGAGTACAATTTATCATACCCATGGACATTCTAAGACCATCGGTGTTGTGCAGGGTCAAACTTATGCAGAGCTAGTTAGATGCTATGTGACGCTAGATCGCATGGGTATTGAAAAACTAGCTATTTCTTTTGATTATAGCTATTATTTGGGTGTATTTCCTCACCCTAATAAATGGGTAAGTTATGCTATGGGTAGAGTAATGACCCTCAATCAACTTTTAGATGATGGTGTTATTAACACGAAGAAACCGCACCATCTACTCGGCTGTGCTCATCCGCGAGAGTTTAGTTTTTATAATACCCCTGAATTTAATTGGATTGAGTCCCTTGATACTTCATCTCCTATTGTGCATGGTATTAAGAAAGTAGGATACGGGGATCTTTTTGCTAATTGGACAAAAGAGAAAACTAAATTAGTAGATTTACTTAATTCTGTACCTGATGCCGAGCAAGAAAAAAGTATAGCTTACAATTTAGAAACTTTTAGACGTTTTGTCCATAATGGATAAAACCATCGAAGCTATTACTGAAATTATACGAGTTAATCACCCGCATTTATTAGACGGGGACACAAAAATAATTGATTATTGTTTTTGGAATGCAACAACCAATAAAGAATTACCAGTCAAAAAGTTAGAAGATGTTAACACGTATAAACTTGTTAATGGCAATTTTGATTTAGTGCTTGTAATTTTCTTTAGCGATAATACAATAGGCTATAG